GCATTTGAAAATCGTAAAGACAAATATCACTTCTACAAATTGTCTCGTAAGTATACCAACAAGGATGATTTAATTAATTTCACTGTTGCGAATTTAGTAGAAGATGAAAAGGCTTGGGTCGGTGCTTTGTTGCAAGAAGAGGCCGATATGAATTTCCGTAAACGACAAAAGGTAATTCAGTCACTGTCATACACCTTTGAAAATGATTGTAAACTTATTTTCAGAGACTGTACTAATCCAAATGATGCATTAATGACAGATGGTGATTACCCTTTATTACTCACCAAGGTTCTGAGAAAAGAGGTACAAATTGAAACTCTGTGTATACTCAATCAGATATTAGGATTCTTTCCTATGTGGACAAGTAAAATCAACGATACAATTCGATGGCCTGCAATTCGGCAAAAGTGTATCAAGTATACCGCATTTATCCCTCAAGATGATGTAAAATACAAGTTGATTCTAAAAAAGGTGTTAAATGAAAATCTCTAAGATTTATTTGGATATGGATGGTGTTCTCTGTTTCTTTGAAAAAAGATGGGTTGAGTTATATGATGAATCACCAAATGAAAGTCGAGACAGGAAAGAATTTAGTGAGAATTGGACCAACTTCTGCACCACTAGACAATTTGAAACCTTAGATTGGTTTCCTGGTGGTGAAGAATTGATTAAATTCATTCGCAAATATGATGTTGAAGTTGAAATGTTAACATCATCTGGTGGCAAAAAGTTTCACGACCTTGTTGCTGACCAGAAAAAGGTTTGGTTGAAGAAGCATGGTATTGCTTACAAACCAAATGTCGTTCCAGGTAGAAGTCATAAATCAGACTATGCAAAGCCTGATGTTATTTTGATTGACGATACCGAAGATATCATTAATGCTTTTAACAAGGCAGGCGGTATCGGTATTCTTCATAAAGATATCGGTGAAACTTTGCAATATCTTGAAGCACTTCTTTCTGAATGACTATATACCACTATATGATGAATAATGTGGACAAGAAAATATATTAACATACAAATTATACAAGGAAATACATATGAGTTCATTTGCTAATCTTAAGCGCAATCGTAGTGATATCAAAACACTAACAAAGGCGATTGAAGCTACCTCCCAACCTGCTGAGGCAGGATCCAAAGATGACACACGTTTCTGGCAACCAGAAGTAGACAAAGCAGGTAACGGCATGGCTGTTATTCGTTTTCTCCCTGCGCCTGCGATTGATGGTGACGATGCTCTACCTTGGGTTCGTACATTCAGTCACGGTTTTCAGGGACCTGGTGGTTGGTTCATTGATAACTGTCTCACAACTCTTAATGACAAGTGCCCAGTTTGTGAACACAATAATACACTATGGAATTCAGGCATTGAAGCCAACAAAGAAATTGCTCGTAAACAAAAACGCAAGTTGAGTTATGTTGCAAATATTCTGGTCGTATCAGACCCAACTAATCCATCCAACGAAGGTCAGATTCGTTTGTACAAATTCGGTAAGAAAATCTTTGATAAGATTACTGAAGCAATGAATCCTGAGTTTGCGGATGAGACACCTGTTAACCCATTTGATATGTGGGAAGGTGCTAACTTCAAGTTGAAGATTCGTAATGTTGAAGGCTATCGCAATTATGATAAATCAGAATTTGCTGCTAAGTCTGCATTACTTGATGGTGATGATGCCAAACTTGAAGAATTATGGAAGAAAGAATATTCTCTGAAAGATTTTACAGAGAAGAAACAATTCAAACCTTATGACCAACTCAAGACCCGCCTTGAAAAAGTTTTAGGTTTTGAAGGTACTGCACCTGTAACTAAGGCTGATACTGCCGTAGTAAGCAAGTTTAATGATGATGATATTTCTGTGATTGATAAACCAGTTACAGAAGATGAAGATTTGGATTACTTCAAATCACTTGCACAATAAACAAATAAAATTTTGTTTGAACCCTGCTTCGGCAGGGTTTTTTTATGCTGGTTGTGTTTCTACTCTATGTTTATTTACCACATGAGTATTATTGTTTGTAGTGCCAGCATTAATAACAGTTGGTGTTTGTCTCTTTTCTTGCTCTCTTTGATTTTGTGCCAATTCAACAGAGTTCTTTGAAACTTTTTCTCCAACATCTGGTTTACCACTTGCGAGATTAGTTACCTTGCCACTATCATTCACAACATTTTTTCCATCACCAACTGCTGGTAACGCAGAAGGTTGCACATGCCAATCTTCATTTGGAACTGGTCTTGTTAATCCAAACTTCTCTAACCAACCAGTTGGCTTATCTCTAGGACCTGCAAGTGCATTTAGACCATCTGCACCTTTTGAGTTAATGTCAATTGCAAGACCTTTTAAGTGTAAACTTCCTTTACCTTGCCCAAGTGGTGGCATTGGTTCTGCAACCATCTTTTTAGCGGCTGCAACATCACCACCAAGTTCAGCAACTTTCTTATCAAACAGTTCTTTTTGTTTTTCATTTGAACGGAATCCTGAAGTGATTAATAATGGCTTTCCTGTTTCTTTTTTAAATGCATCTGCCATTTTAGCAACAGGGTCTTCTAGAGCAGGTTTAAATCCACTCATATCAACACCAGGCTGAGTCTTCACTAATTGTGTTAATGAACCATTACTTTTTCCTGCAGGTTCTTCTGTTGCACCACCTGTGATTGGTGCAGGTGCGGGTGTAGCTGATGGTGATGTTGTAGTTGGAGGTGATACAATATTTAATACTTTAGAAGCAACACTTTTAACAACATCTTTTACTTTTTGTGCAGCTGCTTTTGCCTCTTGAATACGTTTTTGTCTTTCTTCTTCTTGTAAAGTTTTTAATTCTTCAGATTTTTTTTCTACTATAGAGTTTAATGAATCTCTTTTTTCTTTTAGAAAATTAATGTCCTCATTGAGAGTTTCAATATATGATTTTCTAGCCTCTTCTGTTTTAGGTTCAGATTGTTTTTCTTCTTTAAGTCCAAAAAATCTTTTAAATTGTTCAAATTTTTTACTAAAAAACTTTCCTATACCGTCAATAAAATTACCTACAGTTTCGGCAATAGGAACTAAAAAATTAATTACATCATCGAATAATTTACCAATGTTTTCTTTTCCAAAAATACCCATTGTTACAAAATCTATAAACTCAACAAACCCAGCTCTCACACTAGCAAGAATATCACCAGTCTTTGTAAATTCTTTATAAGCTTGATAAATTCCACTTGCAATAGTTGAAATTAAAAATGTGATTCCAATAATCTTTAAAGACTTTAATATTTTAGAAATTGAAAAATGTTTACCTAAAGCACCCAAACCAAATACACCCAATAAACTTGTCATTATTTTTTGTAATGGATCTTGTGGTTCTTCTACTTTTGTTGTTGGTGTTTTTGAAGCTTCATCTTTGCTTATTTGATTCGCCATGTCAACTTCAAATTTAGCTTCTCTTTCATCAGCTTTCAAAAAGAACATATCTGCTTTATTTGTTGCTTTTCCACCTTTCAGTTTAATCAACCATATAAGATTTTGTCTTGCTACATTTAAATCACGTGCCAAACTAGGCAAAGAAATCATACTCTTTGCAAATTCATTTAATATATTAAGAAAATCTGGCTTTTTTTCTGGCTCAGGAGACCCAACCATCTTCTCTGATTTTCCTAATAACTTTTTTTGAATAGAATCTTTAATTATTTCTAAATTCATTTTATGCTGCTCTAGCCATTAATGTGTCTACAGATTTACCTTTATTTTTATCCACTACTGTTGTTTGATTACTTGCAACCGTTTTGTTATTAGTTTTATCCATATTAATAACATTTGCATCAGTTGGTTTCAATTGTTCTCTTTGACCTTTAGATACTTCAGATGATGATTGTGCAACTTCAGTACCAGATGCTGATGGTGCAGGTTTTGCTTCTATTTTACTACCAATACCAGTAATTTCTGGATCATTTTTAAATAACTCAAAGTAGTGTTCTCTTTCAACAAGACCATTTGATCCACCATTAACTGCTTTGGTAACACCTTTTGTATCTGCCCAATCACCCTTAGTTAAGTTCTGTACCTTCTTTGCGTTTTTCTTAAACCAAAATAAAGCAGATTGGGCTGCATATTTTGCTTCACCCAATATTTCTGGATTGTTAATAACATCAACATTAAATGCATCTTTGAACTGTTGATAATTAACACGACCAGTAGTTTGTAAGAATCCTCTTCCTTTAAATCTAGGTCCATCTCCAGGTTGTGTATTACCTAAATCTTTTCTACCATCATACTTTAAAAAATAACTATCACCACCAAGTTCTGTTGTAAATTTAAACTTTCCAGATTCGTGTGCTGCCTGTGCAACGATTTGAGCTCTTGCATTTGGATCTTTTATACCTTCTGAATCAAGAGCTGCAATCATAACACTTTTTCCAGCTTCAAATCCTGGTGATGCAGGTTTCTTTTCCGTTGTAGTTTTCTTTTCAGGCGTTACAATTGGTGCAGGTTCTTTTGCTGATTCTTGTTTTGGAACAGGCGCAGGAGCTGAAGAAGTGGGTGGAGAAGATGGCTCGGGTGATGTAGAAGTCTTCCTAGACTCATAGAAAGATATTTGTTTATCTAATCTATCATTTTGATTTTCTAAAACTCTTAAATCATTTTCTAAGTCAGATTTAATAAATCGTAAAGCTTGAATGTTATCTTGAGATTCTTTTAACTTTTTCTCAATATCTCCTACTTGGTCTGTTTTGTCAGTAGGAACTTCTCCTTTATCTGGCATTATTTTTTCTTTTGGATTAAAAAAATCCAAAATCATTGTAAATTTTTCAGATACAAATTTAATTGCGGATTCTTTAAAATCAAAGAATGCTTTAGTAAAGTCTTTCCACAATTCAGGAATAACTTCAGATAATTTATTCATTTCTTCTTTGCCGAATAATCCAAAAGTCAAAAATTCTAACATGCCTCCAATACCGGCTTTTATTGATTCAAATATATCTCCAGATTGTTGATATTCTTTAAATGCATCATAAAAACCTGTACCAATTGACCCAACAATACTAATGATTAATCCTATAGGACCTGCAACTTTAAGAAAATTAAATAATGTCTTTGTTATATTTTTTACAGTAAATATTTTTTTAGCAAACTTGATAATAATTTTTGATATCTCTTTAAAAGATTTTTTTAATTTTCTTAATCCTTTTTTAAATCCAATCTTCAATTTTCTAAATGTTTTGGATTTTTTTATTTTATCTAAAAACTTTTTACCAATTTTTCCAAATCCATTACCATCTTCTTTTTTTTCTGATGTTGGACTTTTTTTATTTTTGGTTTGATTTTTGCTTTCTTTTTCTATACTGTTATTGTCTGCTGACTTTGATGGTCTACCTCCGGCAAGTTTAACAAGAATTTGCATGTTTTGTTTTGCAACATTTACATCTCTTGCTATACTTGGAAATAATAGAAAGTTTTTTGCAACAATATTGAGTATTGCAATTTCAGGTGTAATTTTATCAGATTTTAGTTTGTCACTAGAAACTTCTAAAACTTTACTCTTGATTGAGTCGGTGAGCGAATTAGGTAACATTTTTACCCAAC